GGGCGATGAGTACCTGGTGGCGCGTCGTGCGTCGCTCGAGGATGACCTAGCCGCGCTCGCTGCGGTGGAGGGCCTGGACTGCGGCAACCTCGACGGGGCCGACGATGAGCTGCGCAAGCTGATCCAGCGGATAGCGGCGCTGGCGACTGGCCGGCTCCAACTCATGCGGGAAATGCGCGAGATCGACGACCGGCTCGGCTTGACGCCGAAGGGGTTGGCGGCGTTGCGCTGGAAGATCGTGGACGACACGCCGAAGGATCAGCAGAACGGCGCTACCCCGCCACCTGCTGACAGGAAGTACGGCCACCTCAGGAGCGCCTAGTGTTCATCCCGCAGCATGAGGACGATTTCCCGTCGCTCGGCTGGGGGTTGCTCGACTGGTTCGCAGAGTACCTACCATCACCGCGCGACCCGTCCGAGCCGCTGATCTTCGTCGATGACCAGGCACTCAGCCTGGTGGAGTTCTACCGACTGCATCCGATCACGGGGCAGCGGGTGTACCGGCGTGGCTACTCGCGGCGCAGCAAGGGTAAGGGGAAGTCGCCGTGGGCTGCGGCGTGGGTGATCGGTGAGTTCGCCGGCCCCGTCCGGTTCGACGGCTGGGACGCGAACAGGCAGCCAGTCGGTAGGCCGTGGGGCACGATGGGTGATCCTCGCCCGTGGGTGCAGTGTGGTGCCGTCTCTGAGGGGCAGACGGACAACACGTGGTCGGTGGTGCACTACTTCCTGACCGAGAACGACGGCAAAGCGGCTGATGCGCTGGGGATTGACCCGGGGTTGACGCGGTGCCTGATGCCCGCGAAACCGGGCGCGAAGCTGGAGCCGGTCACTACGTCGGCGGGTACCCGTGAGGGGCAGCCGTTGACGGCGGCCCTACTGGATGAGTCGCACGGGCTGTACGAGTCCAATGGCGGCGTGAAGATGGCCGAGACCCTGCGCCGGAATGTGGCGAAGCTCGGCGGTACGTCGTTCGAGACCACGAACAGTTTCGTGATCGGCGCGAAGTCGGTAGCGGAAGGCTCGTACAACGCGGTGCGCAAGGGCGCGCCGGGCATCTATGCCGACGAGATCGAAGCCCCGCGCGAGATCGGCGGGGTGCCTGTTGACCTGAACGCCCCGGACGAGGTGCTGATAGCTGCGCTTGACGTGGCCTACGGCGATTCGTGGTGGCAGGACAAGGCCCGCCTGGTGGCCGACATGCGCGACCCGACGACACGTTGGGAGGACTCGGCGCGGTTCTTCCTGAACTGGAACGTGCGCTCTGGCGAAGGCTGGACGGTGGTGTCCAAAGCTGACTGGTCGGCCCGTATGGGTGCGGCTCAGTCCGACATCCGTGGCCGTGCCGGTCTGGCGGTCGGTCAGGAACAGTTGGCGGCTGCGCTCGGTTTCGTCGGCCGACGCGAGGACGGGCGGCTTCAGTACGAAGTGGCCCGACAGGGTGCCGGTACGAGGTGGCTGGCTGAGGCGTGCCTGAATGCCAACAAGGACACGGGCAAGCCGATCCTGTACGACCCGAAATCGCCCACGGCGGGTGTGGTCAAGGACTTGGAAGCCGCAGGCGTGGAGCTCGAGCCGGTTACCCCTGCCCAATGGCTGGAGGGGTGCGCGGCATGGCAGAACGAAGTCATCCATGACGGTCTAGTCCACCTTGGCGGGCAGGCGTTGACGGACGCCGTGAGGCTCGCTGAGAGCCGCAAATCGGGCGAGGCGTGGGTTCTGTCTGGTCGGGCGTCCCACGGCGATATCTGCGCCCTTGAGGCGTGCGTGCTGGCCGCTGTGGGCGCACGCGAAGTGGTGCTCGTCGGGGCTGGGCCTCGGCGCTTGAGGTGAGAGGAGGTGCCAGCATGGACATGACCCCCGGCATGTGGCTCTCCCGCCTGATTACCGAACTCGGCACCCGCCAGGAGCGCTACCAGCTTCTTGACCGCTACCACCGTTCCGATGCGCCGATGCCCCCGGGGCCGACGAACCGCAAGCGGCAGCGGACGCAGGACAATTTCGCGAACTACGACAACAAGTTCGACCCGTTCGAGACGCTGCGTCGCATCTCGCGCGTGAACTGGGCCGACATGATCGTCGAAGCGCTGATCGAGCGCATGAGGGTGCTGGGCTTCACCTCCGGCTCCGAAGGCAACGAGCAGGAAGACGCTCGCGCGTGGGCGTACTGGCAGGCCAACGACCTCGACACGGCGCTGCCGCAGTTGCTCCGCACGAAGGGCGCACTGTCTGAGGCGTACATGATCGTCGGCCCCGTCGATGAGCGGATCAACGCCCCGCGCATCACCTGCGAAGACCCCCGCCAGACGATCACCGAGCACGACCCGGTGGACCGTCGCCGCGTCCTGGCCGCGCTGAAGGTGTACGGCGACGAGGTTGCCGGGGTCGATCGTGCGTACCTGTACCTCCCGAATCCCGACGGCCCGGCGCTGCTGTACCGCGCCACCCGTGAACGTGCCGCCGACACGAAGGCGATGCTCTACACCGCCGACCGGTGGGAGTTCGAGCCTGCCGAAGAGTTGCCGACCGTCGATGTGCCGGTGGTGTGGTTCCCGAACCGTGCCGACCTGTTCGGCCGCACAATGGGCGAGTTTGAGCACGTGCTGGACGACCTCAACCGCATCGCGATGCTGGTGCTGCACCGTATGCAGATCACCATGCTGCAAGCGTTCCGTCAGCGCGCCGCGATCGGCAAGTTCCCCGAGAAGGACGGAGCCGGGAACGTCATCGACTACGACGCACTGTTTTCCGGTGATCCCGCCGCCTTCTGGCTGCTGGACTCCGGGACGCAGATGTGGGAATCGTCCGGGCTTGACCTGTCCCCGATCCTCGAGGCCGTGAAGGCCGACGTGCGCGAGCTCGCCGGCCGAACCCGTACCCCGCTGTACTACCTCTACCCCGACTCCGGTGGGTCCGCTGAGGGCGCGGTGACGCAGCGCGAGGGCCTGATCTTCCGTGCCGCTGCCCGGATCACGGAGACCGAAGGCCCGTTGGAGCGGGTGATGGCCTTGACGTTCGAGGCCGCGGGCGAGACGCCATCGGCCGACATGGAAACTGTGTGGCTGCGCCCCGATCTGGCGACCCTGAGCGAGCGCTACGACGCCGCCAGCAAGGCGCTAGCCGCTGGTCTGCCGCACCGCACCGTGTGGCGCGAAATCCTGCAATGCAGCCAGCAGGAGATCGAACGAATCGAAGCAGAGCGCGCCGCAATGGCCGCGTCTGCGCCTGTTCTCCCAGCCCCCGCGGCTGCGTGAGTTCTCGCCCCGCACGGGGCGTAATAGCCACCCGACATGGGTGAGGAGCACACATGACCACCACCGATACTGACGCGTCCACGGGCACCGATACGGGCACCACGGGCACGCAGACCACCGACTCCACGACCAGCACCGACACCACCACCGACACGGCGGACACGGCCGACGAAGTGGCGAAGTGGAAGGCGCTGGCCCGCAAGCACGAGGACCGGGCCAAGGCCAACGAGGCCGCCAAGAAGGAGCTGGAGAAGCTTCAGGCGGCGTCGATGACGGAGCAGGAAAAGGCGATCGCGGAAGCGAAGGCCGCCGCTCGCACCGAGGCCCTGGCGGAGTTCGGCACATCGCTCGTCGATGCCGAGTTCAAGGCGGCAAGCGCAGGACGTGAATTCGACCTGCCCGCGCTGCTGGAGAACCTGGACCGAACGAAGTTCCTCGGCCCCAACGGCAAGCCCGACGCTGCGCGTATCGGTGAGTTCGTGTCGAAGCTCGCGCCGGCCAAACGGTCGACGGCGACAGACACCGGTCAGGGTGCCCGCAAGGACGGTACCGGCCCCGCACAGATCACCGATCGTGCGGTGCTCCAGACCATGACGCCCGAGCAGATCGACCTCGCACACCGCGAAGGCCGGTTGAAGACGCTCATGGGCGGCTAACCCCCCAACCCCTGAAAGGACCGCCAACATGGCAATCTCATTCATCCCCGAGGTGTGGTCGGCTCGTATGCTGGTCAGCCTCAAGAAGTCGCTGGTCTACGCCGGCCCCGGCGTCGTGAACCGCGACTACGAGGGCGACATCCGCGGCCAGGGCGACACGGTGCGCATCCGCAGCATCAGCCGCCCGACC